AGACCTTTGACATAGGTTTATTATTCAATACATTATGTTTGAATTCTCTTAAAGATTTTTTAAAATCCGACTCATTCTTGTAGGATTCTATTAAGCTTGTTTCAATTATGGATTTTATTTGTCCGAAAGTCATTAGTGGTAGTTTTGATATAAATATTATGAATTTAGTAACTTATCCAATTCTTTTGACATTTCTCCTAAAGAATCTTGACCTTGTCCTAAATCTAAAAATTGTGTGCCCTCAATTAGGTTACTTTCAACTAACATATTGAGATTATCCATTCTTGATTCTGGTGTTACAGCTCCTTCAGTTGGGGGTGCTTCAGTTCCTCCTTCTGGTGCTGGAGGTGGTGGCGCTCCTCCTAAATCACCTCCACCTAAATCTCCACCAGGTGGAGCAGGTTCAGTTGATGTTGATGATGCCGTTCCTCCTGAAGATGAACCATATAACTTGTCAATGTTATCAAATATTCCTGTTTTACTAATAACTGTTGGAGTTGCTTTAAGTTCTTCTCCTACAGCTCTTTCAATTCTTTGTTGTTGTAAATCCAATCTAATTTCTTCATCAGACCATCCAAAAATGTGTTTTTTAGCCCATGTAGATGAAGTCGCTTGAATACCATTTCCTGGATCTGCAACAAGGTCTTTGTAAAGCAAAACTTTTTCTTTCCATACATCAATTTTCAACAAGTCTGCCTGTGTTGATGGATTACTAAGTCCTAATGTAAAGTTTGAAAGTTCATCTTCAAATCCTAATAAAAATAGATGTACAATTGCAATTTTGTTTAATTCTTGCAACATACTTTTTTGAATTCTATTAATTGTTCTGGCAAACCGAATATCCATTAATGCTAAATTCTTACCATCACCAACAACTTCTTCAAATCCTAAAAATGCTTTTGGAACACGAAGGGCTGTTAATAATTTCTTTTGAATATATTCAATATCCGCAATTTCAGATAAGTTTGTTGCTCCTGGTAATGTTGTAATTGGATCAGGAGCTGCCGGATCTCTAACAGGAATGAAATAATCTTGGTCAACCGCCATTTGATTAAATCTCATATCTACATTACCTGTATTTTTATCAACAATTTGTTCTCTTTTAAATTTATTGGCAACACGTTGAACATATGCTTCCACATCATCATCATTCATATTTCCCACAAATACTTTGAACATTCTTCTTTCAGGGGCTCTTGATGTACGATAAATTAACATCGCATCTTCAGACAATAATAATTGTTTCCAAATTCTTCTTGCCTTTTCTAACATAGAAGTACCATACGGAAGTTTTCTATCATCACCTAATAATCTAAAATGCGCAATTTCCCATGATTGGAAAGTCATATTTTTATTTTTCCAAGTAAATTCTAATGCTTTTGGTTTTTCAGGTTTTTCAATATTAACTGTTATTTTTGCGCCTGCACCTGCTTCATGTCTTTCAATTTCAATTGTTGGAAGTTGTTGAACTCCAACAATACCTTTTTCAGGGTCAAGTTTTAAGTAAACAAAGTTATCACCATACTTACAAGTATTTCTTGTCCACATTGGTAAGTTGGTGTTAATATCCAAAGAGTTATTAAATAAATCAGCCAATACAGATTTAATACGTTTTGATTCAGAATAAATTTGTAAAATAAATCCGTCTTCATTTGTTGTAGTTGATTCTTCGGCATAGATATCTAATGCTGCTGAAATCTCAGGAGTATACTCCATTGATTCATAATCATACTGAGCAGAAAGTCTTGTTGGCTCATAGTACATTGCCTGAGAATACATATTATTCTCAACTTTTGCCCATTGACCTGATAAATAAAATGTTTGTTGCGCTTGTAATTTTTCCTTTTCATATTCATCACGATTAGGGGTACGCAATAATTCTTTTTTATCAAACTTAAAAGTTGGATAATCTTGATTCAACAAAGAATTTGGCCCAAAAGTTTTGGACAAACGTTGCCAAACGGTTAGATTTTGATTACTCATATTGTAATTTTAAGTTGTTACTTTAATAATATAAATAGTTATTTAACACCAAATAACCAACCATATGTTTCATAGTCTTTTTTTGTTGGACCAGAGTTATATTGTCTACTATCTCGTCCCATTTGTGGGACCATTGGATTAAAAAATTCTGAAGAATTTTTATTTTCATTAACCACTGTAGACCAAGAATTTAACATAGCTTTTGTATGATTAACAACTTTTGTGAGAGATTGAAAAGATTTTTCTGCAACATAAATTGCCATAGATATTGCCATAATACAGTCATCATGATGACCTTTTTGATGGTCAGGTCTTCCATTTACATAGATAAAAGTATTCATTTCATTATATAATCTATGTGAATAAACTTTAAATTCATGTCTAACCGCTTCTTCAAGAGAAGCAATAATTTGAACTCTTTTATTATTGAAATTTATACCAGGAATTTTTTCATTTAATTTTGGATCGTATTTCCACTTATTACTTGTATCAATATTATCAACATACATTCCACCAGCATATTGTAATTCTTGCATTTTTCTTGCAGTCGCAACCCCCATTCCACCAGTTAAATCTACCACACAATAAGCATTATACATTGTTCCCCACTTATATGCAATCTCTGCAGTTACGTCTGGTGGGACTTTTCCGACATATTCAAGGACTTGTTCCCTTGTATCAAAGTCAATTATCTCAATACAACTAAAGTCTTCGGAATCCCCTCTGGATACATCCACACCCATAACGTATTTATGTCCGTTTTCAGGTTCTTTAAATATCCAAAGATTTCCTCCCATCATTTTGGCTTGTGGTTCTCTCACTTGATTTTTGGAAATATTTTGCATTAAATCAGAATCAAATACGTTATCACCTGAACCTAAAAAGTTACATTCTAATTCTTGGGCAACTCTTCTTCTATCAAACTTTAGTTTTTTAACCATACCTTCAAACCAAGAAGAACATGGTTTGTATCCTTTATCCATATAATCTTTCACTACTTCTAAATCTCTTTCATATGGATTTTCATTATGTAAACTAACAATAGTATCTTTAGGATAATCTTCTCTGTTTAATAAAAAATGAACTAAATCAGGAGTTTTAACCATATACAAATCTTTTGTATATCTTGGGTCTTTATACCAATACATTTCAGAAATTTTGAAATCATTCATTCCTCTTAATGATTGGTCATAAATTTCATAATAGATTGGGTCATATCCATTTGGTGTGGATACAACAATAACCTTACCACCCGTAGATAGTGAGGCCATACAGGCAGACCAAAAATCACTATCTGCTTCAATGTATGCTGCTTCATCAAATATCAGTATGGTTGGGGTATAACCACGAAGGGCATCTTTTGATGTCGCAACGGCTTTAACCTCACAATCGTTATTGAGTTTGAAATGTCTTTGTGAATTTTTTTCTTGTGAAAATCCAATACCTACCCAAGCAGGCCATTGTTCTGTAAAACTTCTAACTTTATTTGCCATTTCTACGGCGGTATCCAATTTATTGGCAATGATTAGAATTTTTTCTGGTTTACTTTTTTTAGCGAATGCAACTTTTTTTGATGCCCATGCTGCGGTAACAGTAGATACACCTGCTTGTCTATACTTTAATGCCACATTTTCATTGTAAGCATCATAATCTTCAATTAGTTTAATTTGATCTGGAAATAAATCTAATGGAACGTATTTGGATACGGTATTATCAAATGTCTGTAAATAAGTACGAAGTGCGTAAGGTGTGTTCCTCATGCACTTCGTAACTTCTATAATTAATTGTTCTTTAGTCACAAAATTTTATTTGGGTCTTGATATTCCCAAACTACCTAAGAAATCATCTAATCCGTCTTCATCTTCATCATCATTTTCGTCAGAATCAATATCTTTTTCTTCTTTATAATCTTCAAATTCTTCTTTCATATTTTGAGCTTCTTTCATAATTTCTTCAAATTTTGAAGTTGCTTTTCTTACTTTAGAGTCATCTTCAGATATGGCGTTTCCTATAATTGCCAAAAATTCTTGAGCAGGTATTTGGTATAACAAGATATGGAACCAGTTTATTAGACCTTTGTTTGATTCGTCAAACATTCTGTCGGGTAATGCAAATCTAAGTTTTTCTACAATTTCAGGTCCTATTCTCAATTGCATTGGTTCGTTAGATAATACATCAACAGCACCTCTAACTTTTTCACGAATATCAGGATTTTTAGAATGTCCATGTCTTCCTTTTGCTTCTTCTAACCCTTTGATTATTTCATGACATAATATTGGGAAAATCATTCCTGTTGCAGTAATTTTTGTGTCAGGAGTTTCTTCTCCACCTTCACCACCTTCATCTTCATCATCTGAATCACCTAATTCTACTTTACCAGCAATACCTTGTCCTGTTTCACTCATCATTTCAATCATTTGTTCCATAGTAAAATACAGGAAATCATTGATTGCCATAATTCCTAAATAATCTCTATATAATGAAGGGTCAATAGCATCTAATCTTGCTTTTACTGATGGCTTTTGAAAAAGATAATGACCTTTTTTTGCAGCTCCTTGAATAATAGCATTTATGATATTTCTCTTATGTTTTTCTAATTCTAATTCTTCTTCATCAGTTAAATCTTCAATATCAAATGATGGGATTTGAGGGGTTTCATTTTCCTCTTCATCATCTTCTTCATCTTCAGGTTCTTCAGGATTAAATCTAAAATTAGAAGTATCTGGCATACCCAATTTAGCATCAATCTGATACCAATCTTCAGGTACTTCACCTTCTTCTAAAGATGCATCAACTGCTAATTGTTCAAGTTCTTCTTTATGAGCACTTTCAATTCTCATGATATTAGGAAGTTTTCTCATCATTTCTTGATAAATCATTCCTTGAACTTGTTTAGAATCAATATTTTGATTACCTGTAACTTCTTTAAGTTTGTCGGCAACTTTACCAAATCTTTGGCTTATTAATCTTTGAACATCTTGAGTCCCTTTTTTCATTGCAGGATTTTTTGCATATAAACTTTCAGGGTCTCCTAATTTTCTTTCCAAATTAGGGTCCATTCTTTCACGCCTATTTCCGTAATCTATTTGTTCTTTTAAATTCTTTCCCATTTTTATTTTTCTAACATTTTAATAATAGTATCAATTATTTCATTTTTAGCCTTTTCAGGTGAAGTTTTTTGTGCCTTTGGAGCATCTTTTTCACCAGGGTTTGGATTTTTTCCAGGATGACTTGGTCTTGGTTTTGGTGGTGTTTTAGTTCCAGGTTTAGTTGGAGCTGGTTTTGTTGTTGGTGCCGGAGAAGGATTTTGTTCATCAACTTCTTTCTTAACTTTTGAAGATGATTTTTTTCCAAATGATTGAAGATGTTTTGTTGCAAAATTTTCTTCTTCATTAAGATGTTTAATTAAATCTCCTTTAGTAATTCTTGGTAAAATATTTCTTTCAACAATTTTCATAATTTCGTTTTCTAAAAACAAAGATACAGGATTTTTTCCTTCTCCCAATTGTTTTTTTACTTCTCTAACACATCTTTCCCACTTTCTTGATTTTTTTGGTCCTACCTGAGAATGGCAAATAGCCCAGGGATTTGGTTTGTTTTCTTTATGTTTAGCTTCTGCCATACCCATCATTTTTCTATTATTATCTGAGTCATCGTCCATTCCATCTTTACCCATATCATTTTCATCGTGTGGATCGTCTTGCCCTGTAACATTTTGTAATGCATCAGTAGCCAATGCGTCAGAATCAGTTAAATCGTCGGTTTCGTCTTCCTCAATTTCAGTCATTGAAACATTAACACCTTGAGCATTCAAGTTTTTTGCAATTTGAGGTGCTTGTGGATTTTTACTACTTATGGTTGTAACACCTTTTCCTGATACTTGTTCACCAAGTAATTTTGAATATAAAATATTAATTTGAGATTCAGTTAATTTAGAAACAGTTTTGGCTGTCATTCCTTTTTCAATTAATTCAAGGGCTTTTATGTTAGTTTTCATACACGACTTTCTTTTCAAATTCTAGAATCAAATCTCTTTCATAGAGTTTATCTTTTATTTTTTGTTCTGTTTCTCCAAATCTAAATACCAATCTTTTTTGTCCTTCAGATTCTTCGGTTTCCCAGGCTAATGCAACAACATCATCCATTGCATCTATCATACAAAAAAAATCGGAGTTCTGAATCAATTCTAATTTTATATCAGTATTTCTCAGTACTCCTACTTTTTTAATATATTTTAATTCAGGTGGAGTTGGATAACCATTAGATGGTTTACTCTCCCAATATTCTCCCCATACATCTAAATCATCAGAAAAAATAAACTCGTAAAGATTGTCTCCCTTATAATTAGGTCCCAAACCATTTACGTAGATTAAATTACTCATATAATATTTCCTTCTGTTGAAATTCTTTTTTGTTTTCCGTTATTTTCAAACACCAAATTTTTCTTATTAGTAATTCCGATAAAGTTATAGTTAGAATTTTTTTCTAAAAATTTCTTAGATGCTAATTCTTGTTCAATAGTTTCTGTTAATTTAATAACTGAATCCATTTTCTTTTTAACGTCAGATTTAATTTTAATTTGTTTTTGAGCGTTTTTATTTGCAGATTCTCTTATTTCTTGTTTTGTCACTTCAAAATATTTTGAAATTACTTTATCAACTTTAGATTCTTTAAAAATACTATCCATGATTGCTCCGTTACCATATTCTGCCATTTCAGATCCTGTTTGTTCAACAGGTACATCCATATCCGCTTGAATATCTTCAACTTCACTATCATCGGTCATATCTTCACCTCCCATATCATCTCCACCTTCTTCTCTTTCCTCAGCCTCATCAAATTTTGACATAATATCATCTTTGTCTTCTTCACTTAATGATTTCAAATCTAAAGATGATAAAACCATATTAATAACATATTTGATATTTTCAGAAGTCATTCCTTCTTCATTATCTAATGTTCTAATTTTTTGTGTTAATTTACCAGTAAGTTTTTGAATTGTTTTGAATGTAACTTGTTCTTCAGCATCTCCTGCATCAGCACCCATATCATCATTCATATCAACATTTACATCTTCTCCTCCCATATCCGAGTTCATATCAACATTTACATCTTCTCCTCCCATATCTACACCTGCGTCAGCACTCATGCCCATATCAGGTGATGGAGGTAATTCTGGTGACGGAACCGCTGGTGGTTCTGCTGGTGGAGCGGCTGCAACTTCAGGAGCTGGAGCTGGAGCTGGAGCTGGAGCTGGTGTTGGTAATTTTAAAGTGAACTTTTTTTGTTCACCAAATAAAGAAGTACCTTCTTCATTTTCAGCAAGTCTATTAACTTCTTTAGTTAATAAATTTAATCTTTTTAGAGCTTGAGAATATGAAGAATAGTATTTTCTATTTTTCATTGGCTCAATATAATCAGCTTCAGATTCATTAATATTTTTCTTAATAATATAACCTTGTCTTTCTTTTACAATTTCATATTTATAACCATCGGCAAGAGAGATATTATATTCTGAATTTGAAGTTTCATTAATTTTAGATGGAATTACTTCATTAAAACGAGCAATTTCCATTATTCTATTCAATTTATTTTGGCCTGTAAGCTTTTCACTTCCTATTGCTTTTAAATCTGACATATTTTGTATTTTTATTTTTTTTAATTATTTAATCCGTTAAATCCTCCAAGAGATATTGCATTTAATTGAATTACCTCTTCTGTACCATTACTGTTAGTATATACAGCATATGGCACTGGTCCATAAGATGGTTGCCAAGTTCCTCCACTGAAAGAACCAAACATATCATCGGTATATTGATAAAGAGCATTTACTGAAATACCTGTAAAAAAAGGTGTATGAGTTGGTGTTGGTGTATTAGTTGGAGTTACTTTAGGCGTTCCTGTTTGTGTTGGAGTTGGTGTTTTTGTTACCGTATTTGTTGGTGTTACATTTGGTGTTCCTGTGTTAGTTGGTGTTACAGTTGGTGTTGGTGTTTTAGTTGTTGTTACTCTTGGTGTTCCTGTTTGTGTTGTAGTTACGCTTGGTGTTGGTGTATTAGTTGTTGTTACACTTGGTGTTGGCGTTTTTGTTAGAGTTGGTGTATTGGTTGTTGTTACACTTGGTGTTGGCGTTTTTGTTAGAGTTGGTGTATTGGTTGGTGTTTGTGTTAAAGTTGCGGTATTTGTTGGAGTATGACTTGGTGTATTGGTCGGTGTTTGTGTTGGTGTTTTTGTTACGGTTGCAGTTGGAGTTGGAGTTACAACTGCTAGACAAGTCGCACAATCAGTATAATCAACAGATAATGTTAAAACTTTATCAATACCAGTTGCTGGTTCTGCGTTATCAATGATGTCATAACATCCTGCTATTGTTCCACCTGTAAATGTTAAATAGTAATTACCGTTAACTGCAGGCAATGATGAACTATCAAAATCAACTAATATTGCAGGACCACCACCACAATAACCTATGAGATATGTAACTAATGCCATTTAATTTTTTCTTTATAAATATACGATTTATACTAATTATTTACGGATTTCTTGAATTTGTGTTTCTACAGACAACTCTTTATCCTTAATTTTAGTTTTTTCGTCAAAAAGTTTTCCAATATGACCAGATCTTCTTAAATATTTAAAAACCAAATTCTCATAAGAAAATTCTCCATCTTTATCTAATCCTGACTGTCTATAGTCTTTTAACTTATCTTTTAACCCTTTTAAAGTTTCAGCATTTCCTTCAGATTTTGCGTCTTCAATTGCATCATCAATTTTATCGGTCCAACTTTTTATTTTGGTTTTTAAAACTGACATATCTAAATTTTTATGTGTCTTTTTCGGCTTGTGAATCCATTCGTTATTCATAACAGAATAAACTCCATCACTATGAGATTCATCTGAAATACCTTGAGCATAAACCTCAACATCATATCCAAAAATTTTAATATCATGTTTGTCGTTAAAAAGTTTCTTTTTTAAATCAAAAAGTTCTTTATAAAGGTCTTCTTGTTTTCCATATCTTTCAAAATCAACAATAACGTGTAAATCAAAATCAGAATATTCTGACCAATTAAAATTTGCTAATGATCCCATAAGATAAATGTCTTCAACAAATACGTCATCACCCAAATCTTCAATAAATTCTTCTGCGATTCGCATAAGAGCCTTTCTGACTTTAGGTTTCATGGTTGCGTTTTCAGCACTTTCATAGTCTTCCCATACTTTTGGGTTAAGGGTTTCTTTAACTGAAAAACTATTAAGTATTTTTTGGGCATTACTCATTACATATAAATACTCAATAACTTATAGTTTTTTATATTTAAATTTCTTTGAAATGTTTGTAATAAAAAATTGCCCTTGAGATTGGGCTTTTCTGAAAGATGTGTATACCTGATGAGGTACATTATCGTATTCATATTTTAAACCATTATTGAATTCTGTTATCAATTTTTTGGTTTCTGTGTCGTATTCTGTTTTCTTAATATTAGACGATTTTATTTCGTTAATAATCTTTGTCCCCTTGATTTCTTCTTTCGTTATTGCCATTTTCTTTAAGTGGTGTTAATTCATCAATTTTAGATAATAATATTGTAGTATAATCAGTAAAATTATTCCAGTCTATATCAAAACCATAATCTTTTACTTGTTGAAATAAAGCCTTTTGTGTATCACCAAATTTATGAAATAAAGACATCATTTTTTGAGTATATGTTGGTGGACTCTTTAAATCTTCTTCACTAAACCCAAGTTCTTGAAAATGTTGTCTTAATTCAAGATAAATGTCCAATAGTTCTCTTAATGATGTACTATGTTCTAAAAATTTTTCAAATGGCTTCATCAAATATAAATATAACCTCCACAGTTAAGTGAGGGTTGTTATTATTTTTTAGGATATCTAAATCTTGTTCCTCTATCATCTTTTTGAATCAAATTAATAAGTTTGTTTGTAAATCCTTTCGGTAAAAATATTTTGTGACCATCAGGAGTTTTGACAATAGTCTCAACATTTCCACCAGGAACACCATCAACTTTTATAAGTTTTTTTATATTAATAGTATAAGGTTTATCATGTAAAACAACTTTGATGGTATATCTTCCATGAGAATCACTACCAAATTTGTCATCTAACATATTGTAGTCACCACTTTCAACTTTACTCATAATATCATCAGCAAGTCTTTTCTCATCATCAGTTCTTTCTGGTATTCCAACAAGTTTTCCTAATTTATTTTTAACTTTATCACCAATCGTAAATGTTTGTTCTTCAATAACTCGTTTGACAATACGAGCCAAATCATCTTCATATAATCTTATAGTTTTTTTCATAATAAATTTCTTTAAATATAAATATAAACCCCCACCGAAAATGGTGAGGGTTTATCTGTGAATAATTAAAGGATATTTATTCTTTTCTTTTCTTGTTTTTTGTAATTAGGTACGAATACCGTTAAAAGTCCATCTTCAATGGTCGCTTCAATAGAAACTGGGTTATATCCTTCTCCGACTGTGAATTGTTTTGAAATTGACTTGGATTTTTCTTCACCATTTAATTTATAAACTCTTTTTCCTTCAATGTAAATAACACCATTTTCCATTTCAACTTTTAAGTTTGATTTGTTAAATCCGGCGACTTCTAAGAAAAGATATGCGCCATCATTTGTGTTGTTTATTTCATATTTTTCCTCATTGGTATTTTTAGGTGATGAACTTGAATACCTGTAGGATGGAGTTGAGTTAAAAAAATTCTCCATAATGTTTCCGAAATCTGAATTTAAATAAACCATAATTTTGTTTTTTTGTTTTAAATTTATTATTTATATTTGTAATAATCAAGTTTAATGCCGCACGACAATTCCTGTCAATTTGTAAGTTCTTTCTAATTTAATATGTCATAATGACATAAATAAAAAAATAAAATGACAATTTGTCAAATAATTTGGCAATGTCCGAAATTTGATACACCTTTGTAAAAATTAATTAACTATGAACGATATTATGGATGATGACGACAAAATAATGAGTAAAAAACAAAAACAAAATTCAGACAGTAATACACCTGTCTTGGATAATTTTAGCAGAGATTTAAATAAATTGGCGGAAGCTGGTAAGTTAGATCCTGTTATTGGACGTGATAGAGAGATTTTAAGAATCGCTCAAATCTTATCTCGCAGAAAGAAAAACAATCCTATTATTATAGGAGAACCTGGTTGTGGTAAAACTGCAATTGTTGAAGGTTTGGCAATGAAGATTGTAAGTGGAGAATGTCCCAAAAATCTTATTGATAAAAGAATTGTAAATCTTGATTTAACTTCAGTTGTTGCTGGCACAAAATATCGTGGTCAGTTTGAAGAAAGAATGAAGGTTATTATTGAAGAACTTCAGGCAAACCCTAACATCATTATCTTTATTGATGAGATACATACACTTGTTGGGTCAGGTAATTCCGCAGGTTCAATGGATGGTTCCAATATTTTCAAACCAGCATTATCTCGTGGTGAATTGCAATGTATCGGAGCAACAACTCTTGATGAGTTCCGAAAAAATATTGAAAAAGACGGAGCATTGGAACGTAGATTCCAAAAGGTAATTGTTGAACCGTCTACAGTTGTGGAAACAATTCAAATTCTTAAAAATGTTCGTGAAAAATACGAAACATTCCATAAGGTAACTTATTCTGATGAAGTTATTGAAGCTTGTGTAAAATTGGCGGATAGATATATTACCGATCGTGAATTTCCTGATAAAGCATTTGATATATTGGATGAAGTTGGAGCTCGCATGCAAACCGACATAAAAGTTCCTGAAATAATTGAAGAATTAAAAAAGAAAGCGGCAGAACTTAAACAATTAAAAATTGATGTGGTTAAAAAACAAAACTACGAACAAGCGGCTGAATTACGAGATAAAGAAAAGAAATTGTTAACCAAACTTGAAACTGAAAAAACCAAGTTTGAAGAAAATCAATCAAAAGATAAAAAAATAATTTCACTTGAAAACGTATATGATGTTGTATCTAATATGGTAAAAATTCCTGTGAATAAAATGAGTGTTGATGATAAAAAAGCATTAATTAATTTGGATAAAGAATTGATGGGAAAAGTTATTGGTCAAGATGCTGCAGTTATCAAGATTGCAAAATCAATCAAAAGGAACAGATTGGGAATTAAAGACCCAAATCGTCCAATTGGTTCATTTGTATTTTTGGGTTCAACGGGTGTCGGTAAAACACACTTGGCAAAACAATTGGCAAAAGAAATGTTTGGTTCTGAAGATTCATTAATCCGTGTGGATATGAGTGAATATCAAGAAAAACATACAATATCTAAATTGGTGGGAGCTCCTCCAGGATATGTTGGATATGAAGAAGGTGGACAATTAACTGAAAAAGTTAAAAACAAACCATATTCAGTTATCTTATTTGATGAAGTGGAAAAAGCGCATAAAGATGTGTTTACCATCTTACTTCAAATTTTAGATGATGGACACGTAACAGATAGTCTTGGTAGAAAGATTAATTTCAAGAACACATTAATCATTTTAACCTCAAACTTAGGAGTTAAAAAATTACAAGATTTTGGTACAGGTATTGGATTTTCAAATAACACATACTCAAATGACGAGGCTAAAAAACAAGTATTGATGAAAGAGATGAAGAATTTCTTTTCACCTGAATTCTTAAACCGTATTGATGATACAATTGTATTCAATTCATTAAATCCTGACGATATTAAGAAAATTACTGATATTGAACTTAAAAAATTAGTAGACCGTCTTAAAGAGATGAAATATACAATCACTTATGATGATACATTAATTGATTATCTTGCAAAAATTGGGTTTGATGAATCTTATGGAGCAAGACCTCTTAAAAGAGCAATTCAAGATAAAATTGAAGACCTATTATCTGAAGAAGTATTAACAGGTAAAATGATTGAAGGTAAATCTTACCAAATTAAAGTGGATGGTGAAGAAATCAAGATACAGAAAAAAGGTAAATAACCTTAAAAATAACCCTCACAGAAATGTGGGGGTTTATTATATCTATAATTAATAAAAACTTTAACAAATAAAAAATCGGGTGAGGAATATATTGATATTTCCAACCACCCGATAATAAAAAGGTATTTATGTAAATTAGAAAGTTTTGTTAAAAAACGCTTCTACTTCTCCAATCATATTGTTTTGCTTCCTTATAATGCAATTTATATCCAAGATTTTTAATCATCTTACGTCCCATATTAATTCCATTAAACACATCTTCAACGACCACATACTCATTAGGTGTGTGGTAATTATAATATCCTATTGAAAAGTTAATACAAGAAAAATTAAATTTACCTCTTAAGGCATAAACATCTGTATATGGATGAACCATGTATTGCATATCTTCATTAATCATTCCTTCAGTCAATACTTTATCACAAGCCTTAAAAAAATCAGAATCTCTATCAAATAAAACTTGTCCAAAACATTTTTCTGTAATCATCCAGTTTTCAGGAGCATCAAATTGAATCCCATATCCAACATTTGTAAAAAATTCTTCTTTTGCTTTCATGGAACCATGACAACCTGTTTCTTCAGATACAAAAAATGCCGCCTTCAAATACGGTAGTTCTTTTAATAGAGTTAAACATGCGAATACTCCACATTTATCATCTCCACCAATACCTGTAGGTTTATCTTGGTTATTATATGCCTTATAAGATAATTTAAGTTCACCTTGAGTGTTTGGTAACATCTCTTCGTGAACATTAATTGTATCAATGTTGTGAACTGTATCTGTATGAGCAACCACACAAGGAAAATAGAAATCTTCCGATAATTCAGAATTTTCTTGTTTTGTTGCATAAACATTCTTATGTTCATCAACAAAATGTTCAATATTGTTTTCTGTTAACCAATTAACCAAGAACTGAACCATTAGGTCTTCTTGATATGTTTTTGTGGGAACGCTTAAAACTTCTTTAAGCAATTGTAGATCTTGTGTCATAATGACAAAGATAAGTAAAAATTATATCTCTTCCAAATTAAATAATGTTGGCTGATAAAGTAGATTATAAAAATTCTCTTCAGTTAATTTTAATGTTGTTTGCTTCATTCCTTTAGAAATTTTAACAACAATTTTATTTGGATTCATTTCAAAAGTTTCAATTTTGAATCTGACATCTTTATTTTTAGGTAAATTATACATTTTATCAAGCTCAAACTTTTTACTAATTCTATCTATCATATCAACATAATCCTGCATGTTAAATTCACCGTCAGATAACGATCCGTCTTCAATTTTTTCAATTATTCTATCTAAATTACGTTCAACGCTATTATTAAATGACACACTATCAAATTTTTCAGAGTCTTGATATTCGTAAGTATCCTCTTGCCATCCTCCTATATTAATTTTATTTGCTGCAAAAATTTTAGGTAGTAGTTCCTCAATTGGAAGTTGTAATGAATTTTCCCTGATATACCACATAACCAAATTTCCAACAGTTGTTTTAAATTCGTCATCAGATACATAGGTAAATCCGGCTTCATTAAAATAATTATTTAATTCCTTTTCAATATAATCCTGAGCAACTTGAGTCATTTCTGAATTTTTTTCGGACATATAATCAGAAAGGATATCCTCTATTTCAACTTTAAATGTTTTTATTAGTTTATTCGCAAAATCTGATCTAAATTGCTCGTTTTCCAAATCAAACTTTTTAGGATAAATTAATCTTGATATTCGTTTTAGTTTTTCAATATTATCTTCGTTTAATTCTCCAAAAATAGTATATCCACTTACAAAATCATCTTTCACCGAATACCAATCCATAAACTCATAACCTGAATAGTTTGAATTAACCATTTTCATAAACCAAATATCATCCTCATGTAATCCTATTGCTTTCCAAAATTTATCATCATTAAACCCTATTTTAACAACGCTTAACCCACGATTAGACTTATCCTCACTAACATGATAAATGTCTGAATCAGAATCCTCTAATTCATATCTGGAAATTTTACCTTTAACAAAATCCCTCAAAGCCATAAATGTGTCAAATGATGCCATATTGTTTATAAATATTAGTTTTAGTTGGAATTTACAATATTTATACTTATCTTTGAATAAGTTCTTTAAAATATGGGGGTGACAGGCTTTGATTTCAGGTATCAAGGATAAGTTGCAAGTAGTCGGATATCATCTACGACTTTAATTATTGGTGGTAAACATAACAGACGCAACTTTTGCGAAAATGGCTACTCTTGGTTTAACTAGAGAAGCTGTTGTTGTTGGTGCTTAATCTCACAGAACAACTACGGGGTTTCCCATACGTACCTTGGAACAGAAATGGTCAAGGTGTAATACCACCCGAAGATGTATTAAGAGTCTCGTTCAGGAGTCTACTCTAACACAAGTGAATCCGACACAGTTATTGGTTACGATGTCAAAATAGGAACCATTTATTTGTTTGTTATGAATAACAGAATAAACTTGTAGTAACGTATTGTTGAACCGGAAAGACCCGGTTTCAATTACCGGCACCTCCACCACAATTCTCATCATACCCATGATGTAATAAAAAAGGTTCTAATTAAGAACCTTTTTTATTTTTAACTATTAAGTCAATTAATTCATTAACCATATCATCTGACATAGTATTTTTCATCCAATTAATTGACCTTGAAACCCACCTAATATTTCCTTTAATATATCCTTTAGAACTATCTATTCTATCTAAAGAAGCGGCATATATTGGGCTTTTATCTATTTTTTTATAAGATGATAGTATAAGATTTATTCCACTAAATTCACAAATACCATTTTGTTTTTCCCATTGTTCTTTCAAATCATCAATAGTAACATCAATAATATGAATATGATTTCTTTTTTTTATATTTCTAAAATGATATCTAAATTTTGTATACTCATCATTATATCTATCATACCCTAAAGTAGTTAAATCAAATCGTTTATCTCCAAAATTTTTAACATTGTTTTTTCCGACGCAAGTTCTTGTACAAAAATTAGGTCTGTTTAATTTTTCATTTCTTCTTATTTCAGTTAATGGTTTTTCAAATTCTACGCCACAATTTTTACAAACACATTTGCCCATTTTATATTTTATTTTCTTTTTATCCATATAAATAAATATATGGAAATGTGGTAAAAAACTATGGAGATGGTTGTTTTTTTAATTTATTATTTTTATTATTATTATTTAATTATGGGAACAGATTGTAATATATGTAGTAATAAATGTTTTGGAATACCAGATCATCACGGTAGTTGTTGTACGATTGATGTAAGAGATTACATTATGGGTGCACATCCTGATGCTGATGAATTCATTACTAATTTATCTAAAAAATTTGGTAGAGAAATTAAAAGAGAAGAAGTATTTGTTGAATATGAAGAAGGTAAAGATATGTTCTCGTATGAAAAAAATGGAATAACTGGTAAATCTATTTGGAAAAGAGAAGAATCTTATCCTGCATTAAGAGTAGATTTAAATAATCCATCACTACCTTGTATCTTTTATAATACTCATATGAAATCTTGTAGTGTTTATGATATTAGGCCAAAAATTTGTAGAGAATATGAATGTGATTATCTAACTAAAAACACTTCAAAACAATAAAATTTATATGTTGTACCCTCACCTAATACGTGAGGGTTTTTTATTTCATGGATATT